CTTTGGCTTCGACTTTAACCCATTGCCAGCAAGCACACCGCCCAGCGAACCAGTCAAGAAAATCGCCAGGGTTTTCAATAGATCGATAAACGCCGCGTCATTGGGTGCTTGCGCCCCAATTGGTTGGGTCACGAAAATGAGCGCATAAGTGATACCAATTGTGACGATCAAAAACACCATTGCCAGCGTCGTGCCAATGATTAAAATCAGCTGCGCGTGGATTTCTTCAGGGGTTTTGCGCCGTGCTGGTTTGTCCCGATTCAATTCCAAGTATGTCGTCAGTGCATGTTCCAGTCGGGACGCATTGCGGCGGTTGGCATTCGGGCTTCGCCCAGTTGTCGAATTCTTGGCATTCATAACGTATCCACCCCTGATACCCGCAGGCGGACATGGTTAGCGCAAGTGCCCAAGCCAACCATGCCGCTGCGAATCTGCGGCTCACTTCCCCGTAGAACCGAAGGCTTTGTCGTCGGGGTTTAACCAGCGTAAGACAACTGGCGCAACGGCAGCAACCCCGCCCATTGCCAGGGTTTTTGGGTCGGTTACGCCTGCAAGGTAAAGCGCGAGCGCGGCTGCCATGAATGAACGCGCCCATGACGCTGCTAGGGCTTTGGCTTGTTCCATTTTTTCTCCTTTGTTGGTTTTGCTGCCGACTTTGGAATTTCAACCTTTGGAAATTCTCCCTTGTACGGGACGAATTTTGGAATACCAAAACCGACGATTTCTTTACCTTCGCCGTATGACCGAACCTTCACCATTACCATGCCGCCATTGCGCTGGTCGCCTGTCCCGCTGGTGTTGCCTTCGATCGTCAAACATGTTTTTGTGTCAATAAGTCCCACAACAATTCCAATGTGGCTGATTCGATCAACGCCGTCATGCGGAAAGTCCATAAATGCCAAATAGCCCAGTTGCGGCATACCTGACCAACGTTGCATTTCTTTGAATCGGTGTGCGCCTTGCGCCGTTGAAACGACTGAATGAAGTTTGACGCCTGCTTGATCTGCACACCAGTTGACGAATGAACCACACCACGGCAACCCGTCTGCCTTTGTGAATTTACCGTATTTGGTCAGGTTGTCGCCTTCTTCGATCGTGCCGACTTCAGCGGCTGCGACCTCGATCAACCGTGCGTTTGTGCCCTGCGGGTACGTCATGCCAACAACGCTGCCGCTTCTTCGGCGGTCAAACCTAATTTTGCCAAGACTGCCTGACGTGACGCTTCTTTGTCCGCCTTCGCCTGGTCTTCAGCTGCTTTAGCCTGCTCGAATGCCAATGCGTCGGCTTCCCGTTTTGCGATTTCTTCAGCCGTCAATTCGATTTCTTCAACCTGTCCAGTTGAGCAGTCGACGACCAGTTTGATGTCTGCCATTTTTTTCTCCTTATGCGTTGGAAATGCCGTAAAGCGTAGCGGTTGAATACTGGGCAAAAACGCCTGCGCCATTTGCAATTTGTAAATACACACGATTGATTGCAGCAGAATTTGACCATAGAGCGGCGGTTAAAGCAGCGTTTGCGGTTGTTCCGTTATTTTCCTGCACGTTGTCGATGCTCACCGATTTATTGTTTGAACCAGCGTAATTCGGCAAATAAATGTCCGTGCTGCTGAAAGTGTTTGCGGTGTCAGATGAAGTCGTCACGTACATGAAACCGATTTCGCTTGTATCGCTATAACTGGCAACGGTTGAACCATTACCCAGCAAAACCCTCTGACTATAACCCGAAGTCGAACCATTGAATTGCATTTGTAGATTGCTGCCACCCGTTGTCGTTTTACGTCCCGACACTTTGAGCAACAAATCTGTGTAAGTGCTAGGAATCGAAGTGAAATCAATTGTCGAAGCACCGCCCGAACCGACGGTCACTGAAGCAATTTTGATGAATGTCGCCATTATGCAGCCTTTATTCCGTAGATTGTGAAGGTTGAACCCGAAGCGAAATTGCCAGTGAATTCAGGTGCGAAAACAATTGAATTGATCGCTGAAGTATTACGCCACAAATTGACCAGCGCGTCAGTGCCAAGCGCGGCTGAATTGCCACGAATCAAAACTGTTTTGTTGGTTGTCGCGTTACTGTAATTCATAAACTGCAAAATGTACGTGTTGAAGTCTGTTGTGTCCATGTACGCGCGATAGTCCGCACGCCCGGCGGTTACGTTTGACCCCCGCAAACTGCTGGCAGTTGAACCATTTCCTGAAAGTGTTGTCCAACTGTAATTGCTACCAGTGTCAGAATTAAGCCTAAACGATAAGTCATAAGACGACGCAGCTACTTTGGCACTTACAACGGCAACAATGTCGGTGTAAGCACTAGAAATGCTTGAAAATGTAACTGTCGCTGCTGAACTGCCCAGGGTTGTGCTTGCAATTTTTTCGTATGTTTTCGCCATTTCAGCCCTTTATCCCGTACAACGCAATTTGCGAATACTGTGAAAAGTTAGCGGAAACGGGTTTTACCACAATTGAAGTGACTGCCGCTGGTGTTGCTGACCAAGAACCTGACGCAAAATCTATGTTGCCGCTGCCGTTGTCGTCATAACCGCCCAAAAATCTGACTGTTTTGTTTTTATTTGTAGACGTGTAATCCAGCACGTCAATGACACCACCGGCAATTGATGAAGTCGAACCCGTGTAATACAACGCAATTGCAGAATACGACCCACCAAACGGAACGCCAGCAATTGCGCTTGAACCGTTGCCGTACAAAATGTGATTGTAATAATTGCTTGCAGTATCGCCGTTAAAACGCATGATCACGTCATCACCAGCAGACAATTTTGCAATAAATCTAATTTGTAAATGTTGGTAAGTCGAAGGAATGCTTGAAAACGTAACGGACGAAACACCACCAGCCCCGACCGTGGTTGTGGCAATTGATTCGTAATCACCAACCGCGGCGAAATACGACGAAGCAATGACGCCTGGGATTATCACGCCAAATCGCCCACAATTGTGAAGGTGTTCGAAGCGGTGCAAATGATTGTGCAAGCAGAATACTGCGCACGCAATTTAGGTGCTGAAGCCGTCGCCCCTGTTGATGTGATCGTCACGCCTGCGCCTTGCGCAAATGTGACCTGACCTGCACCAATTTGCTGAAGGTTGATGATGTTGCCAATGCTGAAAACCGAAGGTGGAACGGTGACGGTAATCGCCGAAGCGTTTGAAGCGGTGACCCATTTGTTTTGCGCGTCAGCTGCAACCAATGTGTAGGTCGTGCCAGTCTGCGCGTTGAATGCCAGCGTTGTGTCGTCCTGCTCGATCCAGGTGAAGTCCATGTCGGTGTTTGAAGCCTTTGATAAAACCTGACCAGTTGTGCCGCCTTTGAGGTCAACCAGTGTTGTGTCTACGGCTTGACCGAAAATTTCAAAATCTGCTGGCAAGTCTGTGACCAGGTCACTCGACGTTGGCATTTGCCAGTTGAAATTCGTGGTTGGGTTTGCCATGTCTTCTCCTTCTTAGGTGATAATTGTTGCACGTGCCCAGTCAAGCGTTGGCGACACGCCCGACCAGGTGAATGTGTTTGAAATGTCTGCCCACGGCAATGCCTGCAATGAATAGGCAGTTGGCGTTGCAGTCAATGTCACTGAAAGTCTGTTGTACGCGGCTTGGAATGACCAGCCCTCGACGAAGCCCTGAAAGATCGACCCCATGTTCAGCGGTAGATCGTTGACCGCAATTGGCATTCCCATGAAAACGTTTATCAGGTTGTCACGGTCTGCGTCGTCCAATTCAGGGTTTGTCAGGTCAAATGTAATTTCAGAAAAAATCGGTTGTGGTGTCTTACGCAATGCCAAATAGAAATCTGCCTGATCTTCGGCGTCAGCTGCATTGTGCAACGTTGTCGTGATGATTTGGGAAAGTTGCCCGTATTCATTAATTGAATCGGTGTCGCTGGCTGAACGCTCACTGCTGCTGGTCGCGTCGTATTTGATTGTTATGTTGTTGCGGACGTCGCCTGCGCGGGTTTGAATCCGAAGCCCTGCTGCACGTGCCTGGTTAGCCGTAAGGTCAACGTAACCGTTGGCGGTTAGGTATTGGGTGCGGTGCGTACTGTCGGCGTAGCCAATGCGCCCCTGGGCGTCTTCAAATAGGTATCCCAGCCCTGACGTTGCCAACGCCGAAACCAATGAATAAACGTCGGTTCGATCTGAACCGCGAACTGCCAATTCATAATTGCCAGGAATGTCAATGTCGCCAAGCCCTGAATTCTCAGCGTTTGCCCACGTAACGGTTGGGTCATAAGTTGCCCAGGTAAGTGAGCCAGGCACGTCAGCCCAGGTGTTAAACAAGACTTCAGCCAAGATGTCATAGATTTGATTGCCGTCATAATCTTTGGAAAGCACGCCATTGGTCAACGCCTTTGGCAAACGTGCCAGTGCGCCCAATGCGGTGATCGAATAAGTCTGCGTGAACATGGTCGAACCGACGTCACGGACTTCAAGCCCAATGTCAACGACGTTGCCGCCAAAGATTGGCACGAAAGTTGCTGACGTATCTTGCACCTGAATCGAAATCGTCGAATTGATCTGAACTGGGATTGCCGTTTGATTGATGTCGATCAGTTGAATGTTGACGTAGCCCGCTTGCGCCTGCTCATAAATGTTTGTTCGACCGCTTCGAATGGTTAAGTTAGCCAAAACGGCGTCAGTGTATTCAACGCCGTCAATTGTCACTTTCCAAATTGGTGACCACTGCGTCATGCTATTTGAAGACTTCCTGCACCACCCGTGCCACGGTAAAACGAATCATTCAAGGTTTCAACGATCGTGCGGGCAGTGCCCTCGCGGTCAAATGCACCAGTTACGGTCAGGTTGATTGTTGTGCCCATTGAAGCGGCTTCGGCTTCGCGGAAACGACCAGGATTGAAATTGCTTGACACGACGTTGCCTGACGCCACCGCAGCGGCAGCAGCTGAAGTTGTTGCAGCAGTAACGCCACCACCAGCAGTTGAACCACCAGCGGTCGAACCGCCCGTTACGGTTGGCGCGGTAATTTTTGGAACTGTGGTTGTTCCAGTTGAACTACCGCCGACCTTTGGAATTGTGATTGTTGGTGCGCTGGTGGTCGGTATCAATGGAATGTTGGGCAAAACTGGAATTCTGTTGTATGCAGAAATTAAGGCATTTACGGCAGAAATTGCACCGTTCACAACCGTCACGACTGCCTGCGCGACGTTGCCAATTAGATTGATCACGCCACTGACCGCAGTGCCCACCACCTTGATTGCACCGCCCAAAACCGTGCCAACCACCGGTGCAACGTAGGTTTGGATTATTTCTGCAAACGCTGAAAATGCTTCACTGTTGTTTTGAATTGCAGTCTTGATCTTGTTAAATGCAGACAACAACCCTTCAATGATTGGCGTGAAAACGGTGACGATTGTGTTGCCAACGGAAGTGATAACACCGCCCAAGCCCTTGCCGTCTAGGCTGAATGCGCCTGAAAATGCGTTGATAACTGGCAACGCGTTTTTGTTGATGAAGTTGATGACCTTTTCAAGAATAGGCAATAACGCAAAACCAATTGTTTCTTTTGCTTCGTCGAAGGCGACCTGCATTCGTGCAATTCGTCCCGCGTAGGTATCAGCATTACGCGCAGCAGCCCCACCGAATAAATCGGTCAATTTGCCTTGCACGTCGGTGAACGACATTGTCTTCAATTCAGCAGCTGAAAGCCCAATGCCCAATTTGCCAAGCGACGCAGTGTTTCCGTCGTACGCCTTACCCAACGCGTTGGCGACTGTTTCAAGCGGTTTGCCTGTTGCCGTTGCAACGTCAAGGGCGGTGGTCAATAAATCTTGCGCCTGGGTTATGTCCCCAGTTGATCGAACCAAACGACCCAACGCTGGGCGCAGTTGATCGTCAGCAACGCCCGTTGCCAATGACATTTGAAGGATTGATTTTTCAGTTGCGGCAATTTGGGCAGTGGTTGCACCTGTCGCGTTTTCAAGAGCAAGGGCTAATTGGGTTTGTGCCTTCTCGTCCTCGATTGCTGCCTTGACGCCTTCGACGCCGATTTTGATTGCGTACGCACCAGCAGCAGCAGCGGCAGCGGCAAACGCTGCGCCGATTGCCAAACCAGCCTTGCCGATTTTGTCGCCAAATGTGTCAAGGTCGTTTGACGCCGCTTTCAGCGATTTGTTGAGGTTGTCAACGTCGCCAAGAATGGAAAGTTTAAGGGTACGACTGCCAGCCATTAGTCAAACCTCTTTACTATTGTTGAAAATGCTTCTTCCCACTTTTTCACAATGTCAGGCTGGACGCTTCGAAGTGTTGGGTAAATGTACCAACCGCGCGACCCGCGACCTTCACGACCTGACCACACTGGAAACTGCTTGTATCGGTTCGAACCGAATTCATAACCGCCCCACAATTGTTGGGTTGTGCCGCCACCGCTTAATTTCTGCCCAGCGTAACCAAATGAAATTTCACCAATTTTTGATGATTTCGAAACCTTTGAACCTGCCGCAACAATGTTGTCAACGCGATTGCGCGTGCCAGTGTTTGCGCGGTCAATAATCTTTGAACGCACCCACGTTGCCAATTCGCTGGTGACTTCTTTGGCTTGCTGGGTTGCTTCGTCGTCCATTGCTTTGAATGATCTGACAATGGCGCGCAATTCGGCTTTGTCATAACTGATTGCTTCAGTTGCCATTTGCCCGCCTTTCCAAAATCTCCAGTATCGTCAAAATGTCTTCGGCACTTTCAAATTCGCTGGGCGGTAGCCCTGTTGCCAGGGCTACTTCCCAAACGATTCGACTTAGGCTTCCGACTGGGTGGCTTTTGGGTTCGCTTCACCAACGATCACTTCGGAAATTGTTTCCGTCCATGCTTCGATTGGCTTGACTGGCTTACCAGCTGCTTCGCGCTTCATTGCGTGATAAGCAAGAAAAATCAGGTCTGAAATTCCGATCTTCTCTTGCGCCTGCGCAATGGTGTGACCCGTTTGCTTCTCCCATTTCACCCACTCAGGTGGTGCAGCCGTGTAGGTGATTTGGTCGCCGTTGTTGTATTCAATTGTTATTGGTAACTTCATTTTTTCTCCCGATTGTTAGTTTTTAACTGAATGTTTCAGTAGGTGTGCCCACCACAATGAATGATAGGTCAACGGTCTGCGCGTCAGGTGCTGACCCGCCGACTGCTGGGAATACTGGCATGACGTTGAATGCAAAAACTGCACCTGACACCGCAGTCAATGAAACTGCCAATGTTGTGTTTGGTGCTGATTCGCAAGCCGTCCATAATGCTTCGCACAATGAGCCTGACGCGCCCCAGTCAGCAAGCATTGAAACGTCAAATGTCCACTGATCGTCAATGTGCTTGTAAGCCT